TAGGCCGAGAACGAGCTGGCTCCTTTTAACTAAGCCTGCTAATGGAACGACTGGCCCATTAGAGAGATAACAAGACCAGTAGTAGGAGCCATACAGAGATCCCCGAACTGTATGAGGCCTGCGATAACTACAACGAATGGGAGATGGACTATGTCCAACTACGACTACGAGGATGATGACGATACAGATACAACAACTGAATCGTTAAGTAATGATCTCGTTAAACAACTACGCAAGGCTAATAAGCAAAAAGAGAAAGAGTTAGCAGAACTTAAAGCTAACTTTGAATCTCTTAACAAAGCGCAAAGAGAACGAGCAATCAAAGATGCCCTCGCAAGTCGTGGGGTAAACCAGAAGATCGCTTCATTTATCCCACAGGATATAGACCCAACTGAGGAGTCTGTATCAAAATGGCTTGAATCAAATGCAGATGTATTTGGACTTCAAACCGAAACACCCCAACAACCTAATGTAGATCCTGCTCAAGCGGCAGCGTATAAGAAGATGAGTGCAGCAACTGAGGCTGGTATGACACCAGATCGCAGTACTGATGTATATCAAAGACTTATGAACGCTAATACCCGTGAAGAGTTAGATCAAGTCATTCGGGAGTCGGGGCTTTAAATCCTACTAACGAAAGGCAATACCTAAATGGCTCTACCTACAGGTAGTTTCAGCGGTACTGCTGATATCAGCAATCTCGTAAAAGCTGCGTATGATCAATACGTAAGAATGGCGCTTCGCTCCATTCCAGTAATGCGAGCCTTGGCAGATGTCAAGCCAGTACAACAGGCAATGCCAGGATCATCAGTTGTATTCTCCATCTATTCTGATCTATCTGCTGCAACCAGCACTTTGACAGAAACTCTTGATGTTTCCTCTATTGCTCTTGGTAACCCATCACAAGTTACCGTAACACTAAATGAGTACGGCTCAGCCGTTACTACAACTAAGAAGTTAAACCTAACTTCTTTCAACGATGTAGATGCAGCTCTTGCTGACATCATTGCATACAACGCTGCAGATTCTATTGACTCTGTAGTTGCAACAGTTCTAACTGGCGGAACCAACGTAATCTACGGTGGAAACGCTACAACAACAAATACAATTGATGCAGCAGATACAATCTCTGTAGCTGATATTCGTAATGCTGTAACAGAACTACGCACAAACAAAGCCTTGCCTCGCCTTGGTGAGTTGTACGCAGCATATCTACACCCACGTCAAGCAGCCGACCTTCGTGCCGAATCAGGTACCGGAGGATTCCAGGATATCGTTAAGTACACAGACAATGTGTCAAAGACAATTATCCCTGGCTCAGTAGGTGTAATTGAAGGTGCTTTCGTTGTTGAAACACCTCGTGTTCCATTCGCAGCGAACACAAACTCACCAGCAGTCAACGTCTACAAGGCAGTTGTCGCTGGTCGTGAGGCTCTAGCAGAAGCTATGGGTCAAGATATCAATACCGTAATCGGACCAGAGATTGATGCTCTGCGCCGCTTCCGTACAATTGGTTGGTACTACTTCGGTGGATTCGCAAGACTCCGAGAAGCAGCGCTATATCGTATTGAGACCTCTGCTTCAGCAGGCTAACAAATGCGATTCGGTGGAGGGCGGGTCAAACCGCCCTTCATCACTAGAAAGGAACTATGACTTATCACCTAGTAACACCTTGGGAAAACCAAACTTGGATAGTAGATCCAGCATCTGACTATGCTCGTTTAGCAGGTAGACCATTATCAGGTGGAAGTCCTACTGGTTCACAGCAATACATTACAGAAGTACCAAGAGCATTAACTTTTATTATTAATGGCACCACAGTTACTACTAGTATGACCCCAGATCAAGACACACTTGCTGATGCTGATTACTATTATCTTGGTGGACACGAGTACGATATACCAGATAATGTGGCACAAATTCTTATCAATGCTGGTTACTCAGATTACGTTACTAACATATGAGTAACTGTGCATCTAGTTGCAAGACCCAAGACCACGAGTCATATGGTGAGTGTATGCAATCCAATATGCCAATGTTTATGGGAGTAAATCCTACTAAGACTGGTTGGGATCAAGACAAAGTCAAGAAAGATGAGAAGGAGTTAAACTCCTATTACTCAGCAATCAAGCAAGGCGTAGAACCTAGATCTACTAGAACAAAAGATATAGATGCAGCAATCAAACTTTCCGACAAAGCTGGCAAAGCCTTTGACGGAATCAACCTAAAATATAAGGGGTAAAAATGAAATCAATGAAAATGAACTCTTACAAGGCTCTTGAAAAAGGTGCTAAGGGTAAGAAGAATAAGAAGTCTGATAAGAAAATGGTTATGAAAAAGATGGGTAAGAAGAAGTAATGTGCGCCTCCTGTGGTTGCGGTTATGCAACATATGCTGATCTAGAGACCGGTGCTTACGGTAAAGGGGCTAAACCCAAGGTTAAAGAAGTTAAGAACAATGAAGAGGTTGAATACGATGAAGAAGACTAAAGGCGCTAAGAAAGTCGCCAAGGTTATGAGAGAGTTTAAAAAGGGCGAACTGAATATTGGCAAGTCTGCCAAGAAGGTTAAGTCCCGCAAGCAGGCTGTTGCTATCGCTCTTAGCGAAGCAGGAATGTCTAAGAAGAAAAAGAAGAAGTAATGTCATCTGGTAGCTACAAGCGCCACGATGGTTTTAATCCAATTCAAATTAAAGATGGTCTAGTGGTTCGGTTGAATAAGAACGGAACCATTAGATCTGTACTTGGAAAGTTTGGGAGTTATGGCAAAGAGTCCAGCCTGGCAAAGAAAAGCAGGTAAGAATCCTAAAGGTGGATTAAACGCTGCAGGCAGAGCATCTGCCAAAGCACAAGGTATGAATCTTAAACCTCCAGTAAAAAAGGCTGAGGCTAAGAGATCACCAAAATCTGCTGCAAGACGTAAGTCTTTCTGTTCTCGTATGTGTGGAATGAAATCAAAGTTAACCTCTGCTAAAACAGCAAGAGATCCAAATTCTAGAATAAACAAGTCTTTACGGGCTTGGGATTGCAGTTGCCGATGAAAAAGAAAAAAGCATTTTGGGATACAAAGAATCCAAAGAAGACATCAAAGAAATTAACACCAGCACAAAAGAGTGCTGCTAAGGCAAGAGCCAAAGCTGCTGGAAGACCTTATCCAAATCTAGTAGATAACGCAGCAGTAGCAAAAAAGAAAAAGAAGTAAGGAGTGAGAGCGATCTCAACTTGAGTGCTAAATATAATCTAGTTTGCGAACAAGCAACCACATTTAACTTTGTATTTGTAATCAAGAATGGTTCCACCCCTTGGGACTTAACTGGATATACAGCAACTATGACAGTGCGCCCATTTGTTGGTGCCAGCACTACAACCTTAGTAGCGACTACTGCAAACGGTAGAATAACTCTAGGCGGTATTGCAGGATCTGTAACTGTATCTGTAGATGCCACAACTACTGGTGCTATCGGTGCTGGTAGATATTCTTATGATCTAGTATTAAATTCAGGTGGAACAGTAACAAGAATTTTAGAAGGTAAATTTATAGTGACGGGAGCTGTGACTCAATAATGTCAGAGACCGTAATAGTTGTAGAACAAATTACCCCACAGGTTGGCGTAACATTTTCAAATGACCAAGGACCTCAGGGAACTCCTGGTACCACAGGACCTACAGGTCCTACCGGTGCTACAGGACCAACCGGTCCTACAGGTTCAACTGGCGCTACAGGGGCAACAGGAGCGACAGGAGCAACGGGTGCAACAGGTGCAACAGGATCTACTGGTCCTACTGGTAGTACTGGTCCAACTGGCCCAACAGGGGCTACAGGATCTACGGGAGCAACAGGTCCTACGGGACCAACTGGGGCTACAGGCCCAACAGGAGCCACAGGTGCCACAGGAGCGGTTGGACCCACAGGAGATACAGGCCCTACAGGGCCTACAGGGGCCACAGGAGCCACTGGACCTACCGGACCTACAGGTAATACTGGACCAACAGGAGATACGGGTCCTACGGGGCCTACAGGCCCTACTGGAGCGACAGGGAACACTGGCGCAACGGGAGACACTGGCCCAACTGGACCGCAAGGAGCCACTGGTCCAACGGGTGCTACGGGAGCTACAGGAGCCACTGGCGATACTGGCCCAACTGGTCCAGCCGGTGCGACTGGAGCAACAGGACCGACTGGTGCGACAGGTGCGACAGGAGATACAGGACCAACAGGTCCACAAGGTTTAACAGGACCAACAGGACCGACTGGTCCAGCAGGTCCTACTGGTGCAACAGGTGCCACTGGTGCTACAGGTGATACTGGACCTACCGGTCCAGCAGGTGCAACTGGAGCGACTGGTCCTACTGGACCAACGGGAGCAACTGGCGCTATTGGAGCAACTGGTGCCACAGGACCGACTGGTCCGACTGGTGCCACAGGTGCGACTGGGCCAACTGGTCCGACAGGCCCTGGTGCAGATGCTCTTCCGGTAGCCTTATTACTGGGTGGTATGTAGTAGAATCTCATCATATGAGAATTAATGACTACTTCAGTAAAGTTATCTTGATAAATCTTGATAGACGAAAAGATAGATTAGAAAAGATATCCACACAGTTAGATAATCTGGGGATAACTTTTGAAAGATTTTCAGCTATAGATGGTAAAGAGTTGGATATTAATCCTATTGCTGCAGGAACTATGAGTCATCAAAAAGTTTTAGAAGCAAATCCTGAATCTCGTATCTTAGTATTAGAAGATGATGCAGAGTTTGTAGATGGCTTTAATGAAAAGTTTGCAGAAGCAATACAGCATCTACCATCAGATACAGACATATTTTACCTTGGCGCTTTGTTACCAAAGCATACTGGCAAAGTAGAGAATATAGGAAACAAGTACTGGTTTAAACAGATTATGAGTACTGGTTCTCACGCTTACAGTATACATCCTGCAAGGGTTAAATACTTTGCAGAAAAACTTAAAGGTTACGAGTGGTATATAGATATAGGTTTACGAGAGTTTGCTAAAGAGTACAAGGCTGTGATTGCACAACCTAACTTAGTGATCCAGTATCCATCATACTCTGATCTTAGATTAAAAGAGGTTAGTGACTTTTGAAAGTTGCCGTATATACGATTGCTCTCAATGAGGAGAAGCACGTTCAACGCTGGTATGACTCAGCTAAGGATGCAGATTACCTACTGATAGCAGATACTGGTTCTACAGATAAAACAGTAGAACTTGCTAAGTCTCTAGGTATTAATGTTATTAATATCAAAATAGATCCTTGGCGTTTTGATGATGCTAGAAATGCAGCATTGGCAGCTTTACCACCTGAAATAGATTACTGCATATCGTTAGATATGGATGAGATCTTAGTCGGTGACTGGAAGAAAGAATTACCAGAGGCTTTAAAGTTTAATATTACTAGACCTATCCATAACTTTGTTTATGGTTGGAATGATGATGGCACACCATCTGTATCATTTGATGGAGTTAAGATCCACGCCCGTAGAGGTTATCGTTGGAGATTTCCAATACACGAGGCAGTCTGTGCCTATAAGATTCCTGAGACTAGAGCAAGAGTAAATTTAACAATTCATCACTTTCCAGATGATTCTAAATCTAGAGAGCATTACCTAGATATATTAGAGATGGCAGTTGAGGAAACTCCTACCGATTCTCGGATGCTTTACTATCTTGGTAGAGAGTATTGCTACCGTAAAAGATTTTATGATGGATTACAGACTCTAAAGAAATATCTAGAGTTTTCAGTATTTCCTGCAGAGCGTTCTTATGCGCTACGCATTATGGCTAAGTGTGATCCTGATAATGCTGAGAAACATTTACAACAATCTGTTAATGAGTATCTGTGTAGAGAAGCAGTCTTAGCACTGGCTAATCATTACTACCAACAGATGAAGTGGGAAGATTGTTTCAGAACTGCAACTAGAGCATTAAGTATAACTGAAAGAAAAATGGACTTCTTGTCTGAAGGTTGGGCTTGGGGTCATATGGCAGATGACTTATGTGCCATATCAGCTTGGCAGTTAGGTGAATGGAAAGTAGCAGTAGAGCACGGCAAGAAAGCAGTTGAGTTAAGTCCAAATGATGAAAGATTGCAAAACAATCTGAAATTTTACAGAGAGAAGGCTAATGAGCACACTAAATGAAATGGTAGATGAGGTTAAGTCTAACCTACAAGGTTATACCTTACGCCAAGACCGCATTAGTTATGTGGCAAATGCTGGTGGAATATCCACTACTAGTACCACAATAGATATCGGCTCTGCCTCAAACCTTGCTAAAGGTATTATTGAAATTGATGATGAGTTAATTTGGATTGATTCTTTTGACAAAGCAAATAACAGACTTAATGTAATCCCAGGATTTGGTAGAGGTTATCAAGGTACTGCACCTGCTCCACACGCTCAATATGCTCAGGTTACCTTAGCACCAACATTCCCAAGAACTGCAATTAAGAAAGCTATTAACGATACTATCAATAGTTTCTTCCCTAGTCTTTGGGCTGTATCTTCAACGTTTGGTATACCACAACTGCTAATACTTTAGATAACAATACAGATGACTTTGCTGATGTTACTGGTTTACCACAATCCTGTCAGGATGTAGTAACACTGGGTGCATCATACAAACTACTATCATTCTTAGATCCAGGCCGTATTAATCTTTCATCTGCAGAAGCAGATGCAGCAGACAGCAAGATTCCATCTAATGCTGGTGTTGCCTCTTCTCGCTATATCTACGCTCTGTACCAACAGAGACTAAACGAAGAAGCGTTGAAGTTGAAAGATAAGTACCCAATCAGAATCCACTACACCAGTTAAGGAAGGTTAATGGCAACTCGTTTATTCAGTTCTATCAGTGTTGAGACAACACTAGCATCTGGTATATCCAGCACCGCTACTAGTATGACAGTGGCATCAGGTACTGGAACTGCCCTCCTTGGTGGAGTGACAGTAACAGCCGGTACACAATTTACCGTAGCACTAGATCCAGATACCAATCTGGAAGAGATTGTATTTATTACAGCTACTGCTACAGACACATTTACAATTTCACGGGGTGAAGCAGGAACGAGCAATGTTGCTCATTCTGCTGGAGCTACTGTGAAGCACGTTCTAACATCAGATGATCTAAACGCTTTTGAAGCAGGATTGGATGGTGGATCGGGAGATCCAGTATCTGGTCTTATGCTAATGGGCGGCTAACCAAACACTAAGGAGAGAAAAAACAAATGGCAACAACTTACAAGGTGCTTGGTCAGAGCAACCCAAGCGCAACAACAGCAACAACTCTATACACAGTACCATCAGCAACACAGACAGTAGTATCAACTGTAACAGTTTGTAACCAAGCAGCAACTGCTGCTACTTATCGTATTGCGGTAAGAGTTGCAGGAGCT